TGGAGCCCTCCAACTGCGGGAGCCGACCTGAGCAGGCAGCACCCCTTACCTCGCCCTTCTCAGGGGTGCTGCCAACTCACCGCCGCAGCTGCGCGCCGTCCCGTTGGCTGGCCTCGATCCTCTGAAGGATCTCGCGCATCACCCGGGTATCGATGGAAAGGCTGTTGAGCGTGTTCTCGACAGCCTTCATCGAAGTCGCCGCCTCGGCCGCCTGCTTCTCCACCGCCGATATTCTCAGCTCGTGATTGTCGATCTGCCGAAGGGAGACCTCCGCCGCCGTGAGCCGCTTATCGAGGCGATCGATCGAATTGGCCTGTGAATCCTGATTGGCGTTCACCCTCTCCCAGGTCGCGCCCCAGGCAATGAGGCCGCCGGCAAATCCAAACAGGATGACCAGGGTGTTGAGGTTGTATTCGAACCGCCATTTCGGAGTTGCGACCATCTTTTCGGTTTCCTGTGTTTCGGCCAATGCCCTGCCCCTCGTATGCAATGCTGGATGGTTTTACTGCTGCGCTTCGCCGTGGCGGGCGCATTCCGCCTTCGTCCAAACTGCCGCTGCGCAGATGCCGACGACGGTCCGGTCAATTTTCCGCTGATCTGCCGGCGTCGCGCCGCGCGCGCCGATCAGATCAGTGCCCACCACCCGGCGGAGACCGTCGACACTTTCCGGCGCCGAAATCCCACATCCCTGGAGGGCAAAGGTCAAAGCGAGAGCGGACATCGTCCGCGGTGCGGCCAGCTTCATTGTTCTGCCTTTCGATGGAGGTTCTGACGTCGTCGCCGCCCTGCCGGTAGATCCAGGCAAGGACGATCGCGACGATGGCGAGAGCGGCGGCAGCCGCGATGATCCGAGGAGTGGAGAGCATCACGCCATCCCCTCGACCTGTTTTGCCACCGCCTTCCGATCGGCGTTCTTGCGCCAGTAGAGGAAGCCGGCAATGCCGCCGAACGCGACGAGGATCAGGAGGAGGTTCTGCCACGGTATGCCGCCGATCGCGGTGAGCAGCGAAGCGCCCCCGCCGATGACAGACGGGGTGATGACCTCTTTCGATTTCCACCACGGCGCATCGAGGCTGGGAGGAGTGACTGGTACCGGGACCGGCTTCTCCTCGGTTACCGGCGCCGTCTTTACCTCAGGCCGCGCCGCCTCGCCCGGCGTGAGTGCCACAAGCGCAGTATGCATCGCAGCGCGCGTTTTCGGCCCGACATCGCCGTCGACCTGGAGGCGCTGGTCGGCCTGGAACTGAAGGACGTTGTCGGCACGGTACCCCAGCAGCACGAGCGAGATCCGCGCCAATCGATAGAAGCGATCGGCCAGACCGTTCTTGCCGCCGTTGATCTTCTTCGTGATTGTCTCGGCGTCGCCCTCGTCGGCCCAGCGATTGAGGTCGCGGGTGTCCCAGTAGAACAGAGGCACCAGGCCTTCCCACGGATCGGTGTTGACCGCGTCCGGGTACTTGACGAAGTCCGGGCAGTCAAGCCCGGCGGCGCGGCACCAGTTGCGGAACTGGCGATAGTTGTCCTTGCCGGTGAGCTGCATTCCGGTCCGGCCGCGGTAGAGATAGCCGTCGCCGTCCTTCTCCGGCGTGTTGCCAAGATCGGTCCTGGTGTCGTAGCGCTGCTGCGCCGGTGTCGGACCCCAGATCTCGCGATCGTAGCGAAAGTCGCCGCTCTCATGCATGAGCTGGGCAAAATACTGAGCGAGCCGGTGCGGTCGGTCCATGCCGAAACGCTCGCCGTACTTATCCAGCGCCACGAGCACGGACGCGAGGTTGCTCTCGTTCACTTTGCCCTTTGCGGCAGCGTGAACGTGCTGAGCGGTGATGGCGCTCATCGTTTTCTCCTGATTATGAATGTGGGGTTACGACGGAAGGGCTAATAGCCTTGGGCAATCGTCCGGCGCTAAGCTTCCGTTAGCCGTTCCGACGGCGGACGGGGCGGTTAGAGGCCTGGCGCCTGCCTCCAGCGACGGGCCTCGCCCGAGGAGCGCCTGAAACAGGGTTCGAACAGCCGCCCTCATCCCCAAACACGAGTTCGAGAGCGACGGGAAGAGTTTCCCGAGCCATACTTCACCTTATTGTTTGTAGAGGGAGTATCTGCCCTATGGGCAATAAAAAACCCCGCCGAAGCGGGGCTAAATTCCATTTGGACCGCTACAACTCAGTCCCATTTCTGTTGATTGTACCAGTCGTCGAGATCGCGGCGCGCCCGATCTTTCTCGATCCCGTAGCGCTCCTGGATCTTGCCCTCGAGCTGGTCGCGGTTGCCCGAAATTTCATCGAGATCGTCGTCAGTGAGCTGGCCCCACTTCTCTTTGATCTTGCCTTTTACCTGTTTCCAGTTTCCTTCAACGCGGTTCCAATCCATCGTTTCCTCCTGGATAGTCAGACACCCATGAAAGCAAAACTCGCGACGGCCGCTTAGGTTCGATTGCCTCGTAATCGGCGCCCCTGTTTTACGGGCTCAAGCTTGCGTCCGGAACATTTCATCTGAGAAAAGGGTTCTTGCAGATGCTGCCCTGGAACGGTTCCGAGCGGTGAAAGATGGATCTGAAGAAGGCAGGAATATCGCGGCTGCTTTTGGCCGCACCAGATCTGCGTCGCAGCACGTGGATGATGCAAAGCCCCGCATTTCTTAAGATGTGCGAGGAGTATGAGCACGCGTGCCTGCAACGCGACGTCCTTCGATGCGCAGTCGAGAAAGACGACGAGGCCCTCCTTGGATCCGAGGCGGAGTGCAGAAGCCTAGAAGCTGCGGCGATCGCTTACATTCGGAAGCAGCGGCAATTTTCCGGATTTAAGTGACGTTTTCAGGGCAGCAGCGCCATGAGAAGCGACGCAATAAAAGCGACTGCGGCGAGAACTGCAGTCCATTCTATTATCTTCACTCGCTCGATTGGACGCATCGCACTCCTCCTTCGGGGCGCCCCTAAAACCCAAACGCTTCGTAATAAGGATGGTTGCAGCGGCTCCCTCATCCCCGAACACGAGTTCGAGGGCGACGGGAAGAGTTTCCGGAGCCATATGATCTCCTAGTGATGATTTTTGACTTCGCCTTGGAGGCGATAGAAGCCCCTCATCTGAGAGGGTGAACGTTTCGCGGAACTTTTTCCTAACGATCTCCGTTCGGCATCAGCTTCGGCGACTGCGTCAGAGAGAACCGCTATGAACGAATATTCTGGGAGCAGCAGCCATCCCGACGAAGATGACATGCTGCGGGAGCAGATGAACTCTGGGATCCCCCTAATCCGGGCGGGCCGAGCACGCCTCCGGCTCGCTCTGCCCCGGCATCGGGACATAATCCTGAGTACCCGGACGCCGGCTTTCCAAAGCCTTTGCAGAACCTACGAGGTCACTGCATTAATGGTAGACAAGCTCCGCAAAGAAGTCCCGTGCCGCGCGGAGCTGTTGGCGGAATACGAGCAAATCTGCCACGGCATCGAGGATGATGCGGCCGCAATGCTGGACGGAGAGAAGAGCGATCGGTGGCGTTAAGACGGCCACTCGAACGCCGGCAGCTCCGCGATGAACTCTTCGACGCTCGGCTGCGGTCGCTCGCCGGCGAGCACCTTCACCAGTTCGGCCGTGGAATAGGTCCATACGGCCGATCGCCAGGCGAAGAGCGCATCGCCCTCGGCCGAGAACTGCGGATTTGGATCGCCGCGATAGGTGATGGCGGTCTGGATGCCGTCATATTGGCGCTCGCGTGCCTTGGCATCGAGATGCGCCTGGATGGCGGCGGAGTATTGCGACTGAAGTGCAGCACGCGCTTCCGCCGCCTTCTGCTCGGCCGTGACGACCTTCGACAGATCAACCGTCCACATTGGCGGGCTCCTCTTCGGTGGCATCGGCGACCAGTGCTGGCGGCGGATCAAATGGCAGCGCGATCACCCCGTCGGGCGGCTCGATGATCTGCGAAGGAAAAGCCACAGCCGCCGAGGGGTTCGGTCCATGCGGCAGGATTAGCGTCAGCTGCAGCTGGCCCTCGATCCGCTCGACCGGACCCATGATCCAGTCGCAAGGCACTTCGCCGCCAGGAATGGTGGCGCCATCTGGCAACGCGCTGAAATCGAAAGCCGCGCCATTGATTGTCAGTATGTCGCCGGACTTCGAGACCGTCATCGCGTCATCGCGTCGCTGCGGAGAAAGATCAATCTTCATCAGAACCACCTTCCGAATGCTGTCCACATTGCTTGCACTGTTGTGGTGAACGAGCCTGTAGTTTGCATCAGGATGTTGCCGCTAGTTGCGCTCGGAAACCTGCCCACGGCGTATTTCGTCAGGTTTAGCCAACTTACCGCGCCATCGGATTGAAACCCTAGTGAAGCAATAAGGCGCGGGGTTCCCTCCGCAATTGAAAATGTTGCTGGGAAAGGTATCACTAAGTTATAGTTGCCAGCGCTGGGAAGATCGGAGGACGTCAGATCCCTGCCGCCTCCACAAATCATGGTTCCATCGGCAAACTTCGTGTATTGCCCGTTAGCGTTGCTTCCCCGCTCAATAATAGCTCCAGTTGCTACGCCACCGGATTGCAACACGGTTCCGACCACTTCCCCCGCCAAGCGTCGCCAGGGGAACGGCCAGTTGTTGCTTGCCAGATCGTTCGTAAAACGGATGTAGGCTTCATCTCGGGTCGTTGTGGCTACGCGGTAGATCTGCCAGGCTTGTGTGCCTCCGCGCTGAAGTACCGTCAGGAAACCGGCGTAACCCCCGTTGCCATTCGGCCCGTTAGCCCATGTGCCTGTTATGTTATAGACGCCCCCGACCGCAACGGTATTGAAGTCACCGTCAGCCAACCCAACCCCCGCCGCCGCTGGTGTAGGTGCTCCTCCGCCAAGGACAGGACCTAACTTGCCGAGCAAGTGGAGCGTGTTCGTCGCCGCAATTATGTCGCGGCCTTTTGCCTCCAGATCAGTTAAAACCGCAGCACTGGGACCGGAGAAATAGGCGAGCTTTCCGGCGGCCGGTGTCAGTCCGGCCAGCGCCGCCAGCGCAGCATTGTCGAGCCGCTGGATATAGGTGGAGAGCGCCTGCGCATTGACGGTCTGCTGCTGCAGATAGGCCGTGTCACGGACAATCCAGTAGCCCTGCCCGGACGCCGTGGTGCCGCGCCAAGGCTTCGCCAGCGTGAGCTGGGTGTTGCTGTCGACCGACAGGATCGGCACCGGATTGCCGTTGTTGCTATCGAGCCCGAAGAGCCCGCCAGCAACCAATGCCGTGGCCCAGGCGGTACCGGAACCGGTCACCACGGCACTGCCGGCGGTCACGGAAACCGTGCCCGTTACATAGGGTATGGTCATGTCAGATTTTCCTAAGCTGGGATGCCAAAGATGTAGTAGCGAATGCCCAACGGCGGATCAGCGCCGTCGGTGTGCCATTCGAAATCATCGCCTTCGTAGTAGTCGCCGACATTGCCGCGAAAGGTGCGGAACCGCGCGTTGTTCGCGGTCAATTCGCAGTAGGTGCTGTTGCCGGTGTGAAATTGCCCCTGATACCCATATTTCAGGATATCCAGGAAAGGCATGCGCACCCGGTTCTGCCAAGATGCGTTGATGCTGAAGAGACTCCCGCCTCCGTGATAGGTCATGTATTTGACCATTGGGAACATGCCGGCTCCGTCGAAGGGGATATCGACAACGTTGCCGTTCCCGGACGTGACGTTGAAATAGCCCTCCGCCAGGACTTGCACCTGCGGCCAGCGGGT